ATCATCGGCGGGGGGCATAGCAGTCGCCGTTGATGAAACGGGACTCGACAAACTAAAAGTTTTGTTAACAGACGTTAATAAATTGAACGATGGGGTCTTTCTTAATTTTTTAAAAAATTTTGAGGGAGGTTGACATGTTGAGAGATGGACGGTTCATCAAGGAAGAGCCACCGAGGATTGGGCAGTTCTACGTGCCGCAGGTGAAGGAAGAAGATCGTACGCCGGAAGAACGCTTCATGCAGAACGTGTTGCTCGGGTATAGGGACAATCAGCATAATTTTCTGTCAAAGATATTTGGATTTATGCTACGCATCTGATTGGGGTAATCATGAAAAGTTCTTTTCTTTTGCTGGACACATTGATAAAAGAGTTTGGTTTGAAGAATGACGCAGCACTTGCTAAGTTTTTGGAAGTACCACCAAGCGCGTTATCTAAATGGCGTAACGGGTTTCAAGGCGTGTCGGCGGAACGCATACTGCATATCTACGATAAAACCGGATGGTCAATCGAGAAGATAAGGGGGTTACTCAGATGACAGCCACTCTGATGATCGCAGGTATCTTACTTATGGGTGCTGGGGTCGCAGTGTTGGTGTTTGGGGTGTTAGCAGCGTTGTATATGTTGTTAGATGAGGAACGAAAATGATTGTCGAAACGGTTAACTTTAAAGCAGTTTGGAATTGGATCAACGCAGTGTGGGCAAAGTCGTTGATCGCCATCTTTTTGTTTTTGATTGGGCTATGGATCGGCGGCGTGACCACTGAGGGACGGATTGTTTCTGACTGCAAGTTCGCCGGATCATTCCGCGCAGACATACAAGCGTTCAATTGCCAGCGGAGGATTTAATGAAGACGCGGTTCTGTACCAGTTGCCAATGCCACCGAGAAGAAGCTACAGGTGAGTACAAACTCGTGAACAAAACGAGGCGCTGGATATGCCGAGCATGCTTAGACCGTAAGAGCGAGAGCATCTACCGCAATGTAAATAAGGAGAAGCGATGAACAGAGATGACATCAACAAGTTGATACAAGAACACGGACTCTTTCACGGCACGATGGCGTTAGGGGTAGTGATGGATGCTGAGCATTTGGAACGCTTCGCCAACCTAGTCGCAGCAGCAGAGCGTGAGGCGTGTGCTGATATTGCTGAGAACTGGAGATGTAACGGCATGCCGCGATATGGTGTTGCTTTTGCTATCCGCGAAAGGGGTGCGCCATGAAGAAAGATTTGTTGAAACCTATGGGGAGACGAGATGATAAGTGACCGTATGAAAAACGCGCTTGATCTAGCAGACAAGTGCTGGAATAAAGCCAACAGCGAAGCACCTGAGTTCGTGGAATCCTATCTCGAACATGCTGAAAAACTGTTGCTATCGAAACCGTATGTGCGTGGTGAAGAGTTCAGAGCGTTCTGTCACCAGAATGGTTTAGCCCGTCCAAAGCATGTTCATCCGAATGTATGGGTGTCAGGCGTAAGAGCATTGAACATAATAGGATGGATAAACCCTGTAAAGAAAGTCGTACCGGAAAAATCACACAACCACATGCCTAGCGTGACTCTTTGGCAAAGCAGGATATACAAATGAAATTAACTAGACAAGCCACACGTCTGGCAAACAACTTTAGAGAGATGCCCCGTAATGAGGATGATTTAGAAGCTGCTTCTGTACTGATTGAACTTTCGCGGGTGTACGAAGCAGCATTTGATATGGTGTACGCGAACACACACGAGCAAAGCACGAAGGCTTATGTCGTAATGCTTAACTTGATCAAGGGAAAAAATTATGGCGATTGATCCAAAGGACGAAAAGATCTTTACGTATGTCACTGATAAGAAGGCGCCTGTAACCGTCAAGCAAGTTGTGAAAGCGCTTACCGTCAGTGAGACACATGCAAAGAGGGCACTGGATTTCTTTGGATCAATTGGGTTGGTAGAAGTAACCAAGCAGGGCAGCATTAAGTTTTACAAGGTGAAGGTTTGAGCCAGCCAAGCAAAGGTATGTTGGTTAAGTTGCAGCGGAAGTTGCAGGGCAGGTATTTGTTTAACGTAAAAGATGTTGCTCGGATACTGAAGCGAAGCATCCGTAGCGCAGAGCGGTACATCGTCATGCTAAAAGAACTTGATGTGATCGAGTTTAAATTCCGAGGCGAAGATCGCTACTACTATTACCGTGTCAGGAGAAACAAATGAAGTTAGATAAATTGGCGCAAGCCCTAAACAACGTGCGCGACAAGTTCAAAGTCGATAGCACCGACCTACTGATCCTTAACTCTGTGATCGAGATGAACAAGCAGGGTGACGTGCTGACCATGCAGTTCATAAAAAATTTCGACGGTGCGTCTGAAGCTACGACGCATGCGCGGATGAAGCGGTTGGTGCAGTCTGGGTTGCTCTCACGTGTTGGTGATGATGAGAACCTACGTATCAAGAAGTTGAAACCCACAAATAAAACGAGCGAACTTGTCAAATACCTAGCGGAGATCTGATATGGCAATAACGGTTATTTCAGAAGTAGACTCTAAAATTGTAGCGACAGGCAATGATAATTTAATAACCGGTGGAATTATATCTGCCAAAGGTTTCAAAACTGTAAAAGAAGTTTTTCAAGATATTCCCGTCAAAACATTAGTACTTGAGTACTGGAAGAATCATGTCGAAACAGTGCAAAGCGGGGCTTACAGAGGATCAAAAGACGCTGGAAGTATCGTTACATCCGCCATTTTGGATCATCCGAAAATTTTGCTAGAACACGATGATTTTGCTGATGTAATAATTAATCCACATTTCAAGAATGTACAAGCGCTGAAGCTGCCTTTCCCCAAGCTAGTAGTAGTTGTGGGGGAACCTTATGACGACATAGAAAAAATTGTACCTGAACACCATAGGCAAACCGCAGATTATGGTGACGGGCATTTAAGATATTTCTTTTCGTTTTGCGCTAGTCAATTATCTGACGAATCTGTGTGTGTAATTGTACCCATGATAGGCCGACAATCAGGTAAAGGCGTATTTCTTGTGGAAATACACATGAGTTATGGAGAAACTCCAACAGGAGCGCCAAAAATATTAATAGGAATTCCTCCAGAACAAAAATCATGGATAAGTCAATACGAAATTGAAAAAATATCACGTTACTTATCCGAAACTATATACATGATGACGCTGAACCCTTCTACCGCACAGGTGTGCATCTCAATACCAACTAAAGAAGAAAGTGATAAAAATAAAAAACGAATTCGAAAAGGCAAAAAACCCTTAATCGAGTTTAAATTGATTACAATAGATGGCAAGAAACCAGACCCGATCAAAGCACCACCCGCTGGCACACATGCTTCACCAAAACAGCACTGGCGGCGTGGGCACTGGAGGCACTACGCGTCGGGTAAAACTGTGTTCATCGACCCGATGCTGGTTGGTGATGAGAAGAATGGCAAGATCGTGAAGGACTACGCAGTTGGTCTTTATGACGATGCTAAAAACAAACGAGTGCAACGACAAGGAATTCAATGATACTCACCGTAGACTTTGAAACGTACTACGACAAAGAGTTTTCCCTATCCAAATTGACCACCGAAGAATACGTACGTGACGATAAATTTGAAGTTATCGGTGTAGGTATCAAGGTTGACGACGAGGAAACGTCATGGTTCTCTGGAACTAAAGACGAACTCAGGAAGCATCTGCGTCAGTACGACTGGGCTAACTCATTTGTGTTGGCACACAACACGATGTTTGATGGAGCCATTCTGTCGTGGCACTTTGGCGTCACCCCCAAAGGCTGGTTCGATACGCTCTGTATGTCACGCGCACTGCACGGCGTGGATGCCGGAGGTAGCTTGAAAGCGTTGGTAGAACGCTATCAGATCGGTGCTAAGGGAGACGAGGTTATCAACGCGCTGGGTAAGCGCAGGGTGGATTTCACGGAAGAAGAGTTGGCGCAGTACGGTGCGTACTGTCGCAACGACGTGGATTTGACGCACACCTTATTTAGTATTCTGATGAAGTCTTTTCCTAAGAAAGAACTTAAGGTTATCGACACAACGCTAAAGATGTTTGTAGAACCAGAGCTGGAGTTGGATACGGCTATGTTGGAGCAGCATCTTATAGACGTTAAGACCAAGAAAGAAAAGCTTCTGGCAGCGGCGGCATCAGACAAAGATACGTTGATGTCCAACGACAAGTTTGCAGAACTGCTTATCAGTCTGGGGGTTGACCCACCTCGCAAGATAAGTGCGCGGACGGGCAAGGAAGCGTGGGCGTTTGCCAAGACTGATGAAGACTTCAAGGAGTTGGCAAAGCATCCTGACCCACGTGTACAAGCGCTAGTGGCTGCGCGGCTTGGTACGAAAACAACTTTGGAAGAGACTCGCACTCAACGGTTTATCGATATTTCCAATCGCGGCAAGCTGCCCGTACCCATCAAGTACTACGCCGCACATACTGGGCGTTGGGGTGGGGATGACAAGATCAACCTACAGAACCTGCCAAGCCGAGGGCAGAACGCAGGTAAGTTGAAGTCATCGATCAAGCCACCGGAAGGGCACGTCATTATTGACTCGGACTCATCGCAGATCGAAGCGCGGACAGTTGCGTGGCTGGCAGGGCAGGATGATTTGGTCGAGGCGTTCGACAAGGGCGAGGACGTGTACAAGATCATGGCGTCCGCTATCTACGGCAAAGAAGTTGAGAGCATTAGTGCAGACGAACGGTTCGTGGGGAAGACCACGATTCTTGGTGCTGGCTACGGCATGGGTGCTGAGAAGTTCCAAGCGCAATTAAAAATATTTGGCGTGGACATCCCGCTGGAGGAATGTAAGCGGATCATCGCAGTGTATCGCCAGACCTACGCCAAGATTCCAGCGTTGTGGCGGCAAGCACATACATGTTTGGGTGCCATCATCAGTGGTAATGCAGCGCCGTTCGGCGCGGTGGATGCGGTTACGTTCGACCCGACTGAGCGAGGGTTCCTGCTACCTAGTGGGTTGTGGCAGCGGTACGACGGGCTTGAGCGTATATATGACCCCGAGGGTAAAGAGCAGTTCCAATACAAGACCCGCAAGGGACTCGTGAAAATTTATGGTGGTAAGGTGGTTGAGAACATCTGCCAAGCTGTTGCTAGATGTGTAATTGCAGAGCAGATGATCAAGATCGCCAAGCAGTACAAAGTGGTGCTCACCGTGCATGATGCTGTGGCGTGTATCGCTCCGTTGGAAGAGGCTCGTGATGCTAAAAAATACGTGGAAACTTGTATGCAGTGGCGTCCAGATTGGGCGGCTACTCTTCCGTTGAACTGTGAAGCTGGGGTTGGAGATAACTATGGCGCAGTCTAAAGTTGCTTGGTCTTACTCGTCGCTTGATATGTTCAAGCTTTGTCCACACAAGTATTACCGACTCAAGGTAAAGAAGGATGTCGTCGAGCCGCCGCAGGAACATCTGAGATTTGGTTTGGACGTACACAAAGCAGCCGAGGACTACATTAGAGATGGCACCCCCATCCCACCAAAGTACAGCACCTTGCTTGCCCCGCTGGAGCGCATCCGAGCAATGGATGGGGACAAGCTTTGCGAACAACGCCTTGGTTTGACTAGGGATCTGCAACCCTGCAAGTTCGGTGCAAAAGATGTTTGGTGGAGAGGGATCGCTGACTTGATCGTGCTGCGGGGGGACAAAGCCTACGTGGTGGATTACAAAACAAGCAAGTCCGCCAAGTACGCCGACACCAAGCAGTTGGAGATTCTGTCGTTAGCTTTATTTAAACATTTCCCGCAGGTAAAAAAGATCAAGGCAGGGCTGTTGTTCGTGGTGGCAAACGACTTCGTGACCACCGAGTACCAGAAAGACAGCGCCGGTATGTACTGGACGAAGTGGATAGAAGACGTTAACAGATTGGAAAAAGCGGTGGAGCTGGGGGTATGGAACCCGCGCCCAAACTTCACGTGTGGGCAGTGGTGCCCCGTCAAGGATTGTATTCATAATGGCAAAGGAGAATACCGATGAACGATCTAGTTATCCGGCTGTCAGACTCAGATGATCCCCCTGCTTTTATGGATGTTGGTTACACAAGTGATCAGGACAGTGGTAACAGCGCAAGAACGGTACTCAGTCTAGAGGACGCAGGTGGTGCCACCATAAATCTGTACATAAAGCAGCGTTGGAAGGATAATCAATACATCAAAGTCGAGGACGTAACGGCTGTGGATGTTGAAATCTTTGGTGGGGTAGAACGTAGCGAGTTGCTACACGCCATGAAGCTAATACTTGAGGCCGAGAAGGTTGCAAGCATAATCAAGTGGGGAGCGCAAGATGCCTTATAAGAATAAGGAAGATCGCAACTACAAACGTGAATACGCCAATTACCAAGGAACCGAAGAGCAAAAGAACAATCGGGTCGAACGTAACGCTGCACGTAGGAAGTTGTTGAAAGATGGCAAGGTTAGTAAGGGCGATGGTAAGGATGTAGCCCACCGCAAAGCCATCGATAAAGGGGGTTCCACAAAGGATGGAGTCCGTGTAGAATCAAAAACAGCAAACAGATCGTTTCGCCGTGATAGCCAAGGGAACCTAGTTTCCGAGAAGAGCAAGCGCGAAGCAAAGAAGTAAGTAGTTTACAAAGTAATTTTTTATAGGCTGCAAGTGGGAATACCACTTTCGGCCTATCAGTGTCTGGAGATAGAGTGCAAATCATCGACAACAGGGCATTGCTGCTGCGCGTTAAAGAACCTAACCGCATCACAACCGTCATACCAAAAGCCAAGGTGCTAGATACCGGCGAAGTGCTGGTGAAGTGGGGGCTTGAAGAAGCTCAGGTACTGAAGAATCTGCGGATCAAGAACGTACCGTCCCCAATCAAAAATCAGTATGACTGGCCCGGACTGTACCGCCCGTTCGACCACCAGAAAGAAACCGCATCATTCCTAACCCTGCACAAACGAGCGTTCTGTTTCAACGAGCAGGGTACTGGTAAGACATCGAGCGTTATCTGGGCAGCGGACTACTTACTGAACAAGGGTGTCATCAAGCGGGTGTTGGTGTTGTGTCCCCTGTCCATCATGCAGCCAGCGTGGGAGACGGACTTATTCCGGTTCGCCATGCACAGGACATGTGCTATCGCCCACAGCTACAACAAAGAGAAACGAGTTGAAGCGATAAACAGTTCCGCAGAGTTTGTGATCATCAACTACGACGGGCTAGAGATCGTCAAGGAAGAAGTTGAGAAAGCCAACTTTGATTTAATTGTGGTGGATGAAGCTAACGCCTACAAAAATGTTCAGACAAAGCGTTGGAAGACCCTAGCCGGGCTGATCAAACCTACAAGCTGGGTATGGATGCTGACCGGAACCCCTGCGTCGCAATCGCCCACCGATGCGTACGGCCTTGCGAAATTAATAAACCCGAGCGGAGTACCTAAGTTCTATGGCGCGTTCCGCGACATGGTAATGCAACGCATTACACAGTTTAAGTGGATACCCAAGCCGCAATCAGAAAAGCTAGTCCACGATGTGTTGCAGCCAGCCATACGATTCACAAAAGAAGAGTGCCTTGACTTACCCGACATGACGTACGTAACCAGAGATGTTCCGCTGTCGGCGCAACAAAAGAAATTCTACGAGCTGATCCGAAGAGACATGATGACGGTCGCCGCAGGAGAAGAGATCACGACTGTCAATGCAGCGGCAAATCTCAACAAGTTATTACAACTGTCGTGCGGTGCAGTGTATGCCGATACTGGAGAGGTGGTGGCGTTTGATGCCAAGAGTCGCCTGAACGCGCTGCTGGAAGTTATAGAAGAGGCAAGCCACAAGGTCATTGTGTTTGCGCCGTTCAAACATGCCATTGACATAATTGCCGAAGAGTTAAAGTCAAACGGAATTAGCACTGAGGTAATTCATGGCGGCATCAGTGCAACTAAACGCACGGAAATATTTGCCAACTTTCAAACGACAGACAGCCCACACGTGTTAGTCATTCAACCACAAGCTGCTGCGCACGGTGTAACACTTCATGCTGCAAACGTCGTTGTCTGGTGGGGTCCGATTACATCTATTGAAACTTACCTACAAGCTAATGCACGAGTGCATCGCGCTGGGCAACGCAACCCATGTACGGTTGTGCATCTGCAAGGCAGCCCAGTCGAGCATCGTATCTACAAGATGTTGTCAGAGAAAGTTGATATTCATTCACGACTCATCGATCTTTATAAAAATGTGGTTGAAGATACTTGACAATGTAAACTGCGGTGCCCATAATTAGTCAGCAGTTCATAAAAAGGAGAGTGCGATGTCAGAAACAGTTAATGCTGATAGGCTTGCAAAAGTCTATGTCAAAATCCGTGAGAAGCGTAAAGAACTTGCAAAGCAAGATCGTGAACTAGAAGAGCAGTTAGAGTTAGTCGCTCATCAGTTGCTTGAGATTTGCAAAGAGCAAGGGGCTGCAACTATACGCACTCAGCACGGCACCATCTCTCGAAGGACTAATAAACGATTCTGGCCTACGGACTGGGATGCGTTCTATAAGTTCATCAAAGAGAAAGACGTTATGTCTTTGCTTTACCAACGCATCAACACAGCCAACATGCAGCAGTACCTTGAAGAAAACCCCGATGTGCATCCGCCGGGGCTGAACGCGGATGTGACACAAACTATTGTTATCGTTAAACGCTAGGAGAGTGCAATGAGTAACGAACTCGCAGTGCTGGATCAAGGTCTTCCCTCTTACCTAAAAGATGCGGAGCTAGATGCAACCACTAAAGCCCTGATGGGTGGGGGCGGTGGCGGAGAATCAAAACGTATTTCCATCAAGGGCGGCGTATGGCGCATGATGGTGAATGGTAAGGAAGTAGCCAAGAACGAAGACCGTTCGATGAATGTTGTAATCGTCGCAGCGGCAGAGAAAGTATCAAGGACGTTTTATGCAAAGCAATACTCAGAAGGTGGCGAGGTTACTGCTCCCGACTGCTGGTCAGCGGATGGAGAAATGCCAGACGCAAAAGTCAAAGAACCACAGTCCAAGCGATGCCTCGACTGCCCACAAAACATTAGAGGCTCGGGACAGGGTGAAAGCCGTGCTTGCCGTTACAGTCAACGCTTGGCTGTCGTATTAGCCAATGACGTTAAGGGTGACATCTTCCAGTTAACCTTACCTGCTGCGTCTATCTTTGGTGCTGGCGAAGCTGGTAAGTGGCCTTTGCAGACGTACGCCAAGATGATTGGTAGCAAGGGTGTACCCATTACAGCGGTTGTCACCGAGATGCGCTTTGATACTAGCAGCGCCACACCGAAACTGACATTCAAGCCAGTACGTGTTCTGGATTCCAACGAGCATGCGGCTGCAATCGATCAGGGTAAATCGGCTGCTGCGAAACGTGCCATCACCATGACCGTTGCTGAAACTGATGGTGTGAAGGTAGCAGAAGCCAACGCTTTGGAATTTGAAACGGTTAAGCCAAAGAAAGAAGTTGCCGCCGTAGAAGTAGAAGAAGTCGAAGAACCCGTGAAGCGCACCGCAAAGAAGGAGGAAGCACCAGCGGAGAAGAAAGACTTATCCAAAATCCTTGACGAGTGGGATGACTAATATGCCGACCGGATACTCACTACTAACCGTGGAAGAGATTCGGAGGGCTGACCAGAAACTGCTCGGCGTACAACTGGCACAGATTTGTTTACGAGACGACATTCCTGTTACAGATGTTGCCGACTTCTTTAAGGTCAGCCGAATGACCGTTTACAAGTGGTTCAAAGGTAAAGCGGTTGTCTCCGGCAAACACGTTGACCGCATGAATAAGCTAATTGAAAAGTTAGCTTAACAGTTGTAGGGGGGCTAGGTTAGCTACCGAAGAGGGCGTTACCGTCACGCCCCTGCCCATCCTCTTTTGACGGTTCGTTAAGGACGGTTATGCTCTCTCGCAAAGAATTTTTTGCATTGGTGTTACCACCTCTTGAAGAAGGTGAGCACTACTGCAACTGGGGTAATAAAAAAGAGCTAGTCCAAGAGGACGGCGAGGACAAGTACAAAGACGTTGTTCGGCAGCGGTTTGCGAACAGTATCGACGTTCTCAGCAGCCAAGCGGACGATCTGCAAAACGGCGGGTTCAATTCTTTCTTTGCACTGGCTAAGTTCGGTGCGACCAAGAACGGACGCTACGCAACCAACGCGATTGCGCTCAAGTCGTTTTTCTTAGACCTTGATTGTGGCGAGGGGAAGCCTTACGCCACGCTAGATGATGGGTTGGTAGCACTCAAGAACTTCTGCAAAGCCACTGGGCTACCGAAGCCGACGATTCTTAGGTCTGGGCGCGGTGCGCACGTGTACTGGATTCTGGAAGAGCCTCTTACCAAAGAGGAGTGGAAGCCATTTGCCGAGCAGCTCAAGAGCCTTTGCACCACACACAAGTTTGATATTGACTACGCCGTGCCAGCAGATGCGGCGCGGGTGTTGCGCGTTCCTGAAACCAATCACCTGAAAGATCCGACCAATCCGATACCGGTTGAGATTCTGTATCTGGCACCGCTGGTTCCGAACGAACGCATAAAGGAACTGCTAGAGCCATCGGACGCTGTACTAGAAACAGTCGCCAAGGAGTTTGGCAAGCGACCACTTGATGCAACGACCCTAGCTTTGATCGGTGCGAGTCAGTCACGATTCAAGACAATCCTGATCAAGTCGGTTGAGGGTAACGGCTGCGCACAGATCGTCAATATCTACGACAACCAAGCCACAATCGAGGAGCCGTTGTGGAGAGCCGGTCTATCTATTGCCCAGCAGTGCATAGACCGCGACAAAGCAATACATGTTATCAGCAAGGGGTATCCGGGGTATTCGTTCGAGCATACCGAGAAGAAAGCAAACGAGACAAAAGGTCCGTACACCTGCGAGACTTTTAAGAAACTTAATCCCACAGGTTGCGAAGGATGCCAGCAAAAGATCACGTCGCCTATTCAGTTGGGGCGAGAGATCGTCGAGGCTACGGAAGAACAAAGCACCGTCATTGGTGTCGAAGCGCAGACTAAAGAACTTAAAGAATACGTCATCCCGAAGTTTCCGTTCCCGTTTTTCCGTGGCAAGAACGGCGGGGTGTTCGTTCACACCAAAGACAAAGATGGTAACGATATAGATGAAGTTGTTTATCCGTACGACTTCTATGTAGTCAAGCGCATGACCGACCCCGACTTGGGTGAGACCTTGCTGCTACGCCTACATCTGCCAAAAGATGGAGTGCGCGAGTTCATCATACCCTTGGCATCGGCACTAGCTAAAGATAAGTTCAGAGAAATCATCGCATCACACGGCATCGCTGCGCTTAGCAAGCAGCAAGACACGCTCATGTGGTACGTGGCGAAATGGGTAGAGGAGTTGCAAATGTCAATGCAAGCAGAGAAGGCGCATAAGCAGTTTGGTTGGGTAGATGATCAGTCTGCAATCATCGTAGGCGACCGAGAGATCAGAGCAACAGGAGTAAGTTACAGCCCCCCATCCGCACCGACCCTACCACTGGTGCCGTTGTTCACCCCCAAAGGTGACTTTCATGTTTGGAAGGATGTCATCAACGCGTACGGCAGACCGGGGATGGAAGGCAGAGCTTTTTCTTTCTTCATGGGGTTTGGCACGTTGCTGATGCCATTCGTTGCAAAGGGCGCACTTGATGGGTTTCTCGTTAACCTGATGAGCCGTGAGTCTGGTTCGGGCAAGACAACCATCCTACACGCTATCAACAGTATCTACGGCAGACCCAAAGAGCTAATGCTATCGCCTAAAGATACATACAACGCACGGATGCAGCGGTTCGGAACCCTGCAAAACCTTTGCGTGACGATGGACGAGATCACCAACATGCAGCCGGATCACATGTCACAACAAATTTATGACGTGACTTCTGGGCGGGGCAAGAACCGGATGAGTCGGCACGAGAACGCTGAACGACTAAACCACACCAAGTTTTCTAGTGGGTTGGTTACTTCGAGCAACCGGTCAGTGCCCGACATGCTGCTGAACATAAAGGGCTTTCCCGATGGTGAACTGAATCGTATCTTGGAGATCAACGTAAAGCCGGATACGCACAACGATCCGCACTGGTCAAGAAATCATTTTGGCAAGCTGCTATCCAACTACGGGCATGCTATCGAGCCGTATTCGAAGGCGGTACTAGGCCAACTTCCGATGGTCATGCAGAAGATAGAAGAGTTTGAGGCCAAGGTAGATGCGGCTGCTGGTATCACGAACACAGAACGGTACTGGTCAGCTATGGTCACAATAAGCATAACAGGTGGGGCGATTGCCAAAACACTTGGTTTGCACGACATACCGATCAAGCCGGTGTTTGACTTTGGCGTTAACTTGGTCAAGGAGACTCGTACCCGCACCAAAGAGCTTATGCTGGACGCAGATGACTTCCTTGGTGGGTTTTTGCAGCGACACTTCCATGAGATTCTGGTCATCAACGGCAACCGCGACAAGCGTACGGGGGTTGAATTTGGCCCAATTCGGGAACCTCGCGGGGCACTTACCATCCGGTATGAGCCAGACACCAAGCTATTGTTTGTTGTCACAAAGGTCTATCGAGACGACTGCGCCAAGCTGTTCATGAACTTTGAGGAGTCCTTGATCCCTTATCGCAAGAGCAAGGCGTTTGTGGACATCAAGAAAAAGCGTATGACCGCAGGGACTGTTGCCAACATGCAAGCACCGGTCAGTGCTATTTGGTTTGATACGTCCAAGCTGGAGTACTTCAGCGAAACAGTGTTGCTAAAAGATGAAGATACTGGGACTGCCACTATTGATTGAGTGGGATAAATTCGAGCCGGGCACGTCGTTCTTCGTGCCTTGTTTGGATCGCAAGCTCACGCAACGGTTTGTAGAAACCGAAGCCAAGCGGCTAAAAGTCGAAGTTATTTGTAAACAAGTGGTGGAGCGAGGCAAGTACGGTTTACGGGTCTGGAGAGTTGAGGATATAATGCCCTCGCACTCTTCTTCTCCTTCACATTTCAATGAGAAGAATTAACCCCCGGTACGCCGGGGGTCTTTTTTACTCCTCGTACTCTTCCAACAGATCGTCAATCTCAGTTCTTAGGTTCTTATTGAACCGAACGCCGTTGACGCTATCTCTTTCAGCAGCCTCTCGTGCCCTGACTGATCGATTCAATGTGTCCTGAGTGATCTTGGCCTTAGGATCTTTGCGCTTCTCGTTGTACTCGCCGATCTCTTCTAGTGCCTCTGTCATCAAATCTGAGTCTCCAGCCCGACGTGCCATGTCGTACTTATTGAGCAGCTTGCTACGCTGTGCCATTACTTTGCGCTCAAAGTCCTTCTTCATGCCAATCTCTTCGTACACATTAGACAAGTTGGCAGGAGAGAACCCGACGATTTGCATAACTACGTTGTAGTTGGAGATGTCATCTATAATTAACTCGCCTTTACGGTTTGTGACACCTTCGGTAGCATAGCGCGTCGCCTTGAGTATATTTTTCAAGAATGTAGGCAACATCGCCTCGATACCGCGCACGATATTACCTTCCGACACCTGCTTAGCGCCATCTTCCACACTTGCTGCAAATGCCCCGGCAGGACCAAATGCTTGCTGTATGGCGGTCAATACGTAGCCATTTTCTGCAACCCCCTTGGGGTCATCGCGGAAGATTAGGTCGTTAGCCACACCAACACGATTAGCGATTTCCAGATTGGTAGCGTAGTTGACCAGACCTTTGTAGAACAACTCGTCTGTCCAGCTACGCATCATGACATCGAAGTCATACGGCTCATCATCGTCACCAAGCAGTGAATTGATAATGGTTGCCAGTGTAGATACAGCCCCCATGAACGGCAGACCTTTGATACCAGCAAACGCCATCGCCATGCCATAGATACCAATCAGTTGCCGGAAGGCTTCTTTGCGTACCGCAGGGGATTCACCTTTTACGGCCTGATGAAAGGCACGACCCACCACGAATGCACTATTCCACACAAACGACTTGAACGTAAAGAACACACGCCCAGCCGGATGCTGCATAAAGCGCGGAGCAGTTGCGGACAGGCCAGAAGTGTTGATCTCCTTGACGGTGTTCAAGGCATAGCGGATCGCATCCTGTTCGTTCATGGGCTTTATACCCATCGCTGAACTACCAGCCCGTGCCAGATCGTAAGCAGCAATAGCCGTTGCGCCTCTGTTAAGTACTTCTGCTTTACTAAACGGGATGGACACGCCGTCCATGATCCGAGCCTTGATACCGATGAACTCAGAAGTTGTTTGTCTACGCCCTTCCAGCACCTCACGGGCCATCGTGTGTTCCAACTGCGCGTGATCATTCAGCACATCAAACAACTTAGCGTACTTAGTTGGTATCTTATTGTTAAAGATATAGTCGATTGTGGTTTTGGAAGCTGACGACAGAGCAAGGAAAGACTGATCAAACCCAAACTTGGCACCAAGAATTGACCAAGAGAACATCGGAAGCGTGGTCAAGTTAATTAGAGCCGACGAGACGTTACCCGCGATGTGAGCAAAGTAGCTAAGTGTTGTGGTGGCGCTAACAAGTTTTCCGTATGTTGGATTATGTAGGAAGCTTGCCTGATCCATTACATTCTGAGCAGCGGCGTAAGCCCCAGCACCGTCAGGCTTGGTAGATGCTTCACTTCCCTGTGTGGCTATTTCGCTCAACGCACGGTCAATCTCAGGGTTGTACTTACTGGATGACAGCTTGCGTGCCCACTTGATCATCGTCTCGCCATACCCGCGCACGATGTCTCGCTCCATGCCCAGAAAATTTTCGGACTTCATGAAGTTCTTTGCCAAAGACTCGGCTGGGAATAACGCTAGGTATGACTGATATACGTTCTGCTTGAGCTGGTCACTCGCACCCTGCTTGTTCAACTCGCCCATCAACCCGACGATAAACGACGAGGAAGGCAGTGTGCTCTGATTGAATGTCGCTTCGTTTATGTTCTTATAAATCTTGTACGACTTACCTTTGAGTTGGCTGTCGATAAACATCTGACGCTCACGTTGAGATTGGAACGCTTGTACTGCACGCTCACCATTCTCATCGTACTCAACCCAGAAGTCGCCTCGGCGCAGGAACGGGATATAGCCAACCTGCCGTTTACGTGCTTCATACTGAGCTTTTAATTTACGACGTACCGACGGGTCTTGGACGGAGTTAAGCAGAATATCTTCGTACTCGTTGATAGCCGCATCGTATTCACCACGGATGTCTCTGTAGACTTTTTTAACATCATCGGGCAGTCCGTTGTAGACGCTCTTCAGTCGGTTGTATTGCGCCAGTTGCGTCGCGCTTGGCTTAAACTTTGGGTCGAGTATATCGACTTGTTCGCGTCGTGCGTCAATCGCCATGTCGTTCATACGCTGCATGGCTTGCGGGTGGCGGCTTTCTACATCCAAAAAGCGCTTATAGTTCTCGTTGATGCGCTTGATGTACTTTTCCTGCATGCCATTACGTTTCTCCAATGCATCAAGAAGTTTCTGGAGAGACGGTAGTTCTTTACCGTAGATGGTGTTGATGTTGTCCAAACGCAGAAGCCCCATTGCGAGGGATTGTGTATCTCCCGGCATATTCGACAAGTAGTTTTTGGTTTCCTCTATAGTCCTACCAGCGAGCGAAGGCATCGTCTGCCCAATACGCCCAACCACACCAAGACCCATCGCTGCGCCGTTAGGAGTGCCCATGAACAATACATCGGCAGGGGAAGGAATAATATCTGTGGATATATCGATAGCGTCGCTGACCAACTTCAAGCCTTTGTCGTAGGCGTTGGTGCCTTTCGCAAACCCAAAAAACTCCGCCAGTGTTTGCATAAACCGCACAAACATGTTCTGACTCTTAGGGGTCTTGATGGTCTTGAGCAGAGCTTGGAACTCAGGGTTACTTACCAGTTCGGCAGCAAACTCCTGCAAGTCTTGGGCACCGTACGCCGCACCCATCTGGTTCTGGATCTGGGTGAACAACGACGTTAGCTGCTTGGTGACTGGCAGGTTAGGGTTGCGTAGCACATGGGATATGGCAGCGTGCATGAGTTCATGCAGCAGCGTGTGCTCGTTCATCCCCATCTCGGGGTTGATGGTTATGGTGTTAGTGCGCGGGTCGAAAGAGCCAGCCTGATTGCCTTCAACCGGCCCGACAACAATCTTAGTGCCAAGGTTGAGTGTTTTGATCTTGTTAAGAATCTGCTGTACAACTTTGCTCTTAACTGAATTTCTGAGGTAATCAATAACACCTTTTAGGTCGCCACTTTCAACCAGTGCGCGGCCCGCGTCGGACAAGTCAGGTCCACGATGCACGGGCAGGAACAACTTTTTACCGAACTTTTTTTCGTAAGCTTTTAAAATAGATTTTGTATTACGTTCCGCTTCTTTACCGGTCGCTGCAACCTCACCTGACATTTTTTCAGATGCGGCTTTGATTGCAGCAAGTCGATCTAAACTACCTTCGGTAGGCTCAGCTTTGGGTCTAGCTGCTTCTCGCTCTTCTTCCTCAAGCTTTAGGCTTGCGATGCGCTTCTCGATAACCGGTGCAAACTGAGCAACCGCTTCACGGTTAATTTGCGACAACACTTGTTCTCGTTGCGCCGGGGTCGCAGCCTCCATGTTCTGTAAGAACTGAGGCATGTTAGGGTCGCTTTGCAGGATGGCATCACGGATAATTTCAAACTCTTGCTGGTTGCGTGCCGCTTGCGCCCGTTCAGCAGGAGTCGTTGGGGGTATGCCCAGAATGTCACGAAGCCGTAGATACTCATTGATCAGGCTAGGCAGACGCAAATACGAATGTTCTGGTGTACCGCGCAGGTCTTCAGACGGTAGAAACTTAGGATCAATACCTTCGGCAGCAGCCGCTTCACGTAGCAGACCAGTCAGGATATTGTTTGTGCGCTCGTCATTTTTAGTAACAAAGTCCGCTTGCTGACGCACCGCCTCTTCTGTAGCTGCTTCGGCTCTAGCTACATCTTTGGTTTCTTTGACGCCTAGTGGACGCCCAGCAGCTTCTTCTCCGACATTAATATCTCCAGCAGCAGGTCCAGTCTCGCCCAATCCTGTGCTGATAGGTTCTGCAAGCTCTCCGGCACCTCGATCTCCAAGTTGCTCTGCTCCATCAGTGATATCACTTGGAACGCTAGGCTCACTTCTTCCGATGTCAAATTGTGCAGTTGGCTCACTTGGCACCTCCATTGGCGCGGCTTCGAACTCAGGCCGCAGTAGGAATTCTTCAATCTTAGATGCCGCGCCTTCAGCGGGCTTACCAGAAGCATACGCCTCCAACACGCGCCTAACTTCAGCAGCCTGTGCAGGATCAGAAAGATCTTTGCCAGCCAGTGGGCCATCAGGACGTAATATCTTTGCCGTACGACCAATACCAAGTTGTTTACCAAGAGCGGCTAACCCTTCCTTGGTATTACTGATGAT